TCCAAAAATCTTGCCATTCTAGAATTAAACACATCTTCTCTTTCTTCTCCTGCATCATACCCTTCCATATCTTGTTTATTAGATATTAACTCATCTAACCAATCCCTATAAGGATCGGGGTCTCTTTTAGTAGGTTTTAATGGTCTCCATACTATGTCAAAATTTAACAATTGCTCACCAAGTAATTGTTGTTGATAAAGTTGTTTAGTTGAAAGTCTAATAGATTTACCTTGTATGGGAAGTATCCAATAAGGTTCGGGATAAGAATTAACTTTTAATAACTTACCAACCTCAGGCAAAGCCTCATTAGCTCCTATTCCTAATTTTCTTTTTATACATTCACTAGATACACAATGCATTCTTGCTATAGATGTTTTACATTTATAGGCATAATCTTTATTTTCTACCCCCTTAAAAATTGCTTGAAGTTCTTTCGGATGTAACTTTTCAGAACAAACTTTGGGCATCATTTCTCTTGTCCACTCTTCATACATAATAGGATCGGGATTAATTTTTTTAGCTAATACTGCAACGTTAAACATTGCATCATTTCTACCTTCACCTTTTTGTACCTTATTTTTCATAAAATTAATTACACAAGGTGGATAATCTTTTGTTTCATCATCTTGGAAAATTTTAATTTTTTTAAATTCTATTGGAGTTACCCTAAATGTTTTTACAAATTCGTATAAATCTTCTAATTTTATTGAGTTACCATCATTATCCATAGCAACTCTTGTTGTCATATTTGCTTTTTGGTAAGGTAAATTTACAAAATTACCTTTTCTTTTTTCGTCCCATTTTTCAGGAGTTAAATCTACTTCATCTTGTGCTGGGAAAATATCAGTTGTGGTATCGTTAATGCCTAGATCAGAGGCTATCTCAATTAATTTTTTTCTCATAGAAGATGCTGGTACAACACCATCTATGTGTAGTATTAAATGCAATCCATTAGATTTAGATCTATATGGTACTAGTGGGTATCTCCTTTTACGAATTGTCGATATAACTTCCTTATGCTGTATATTATAACGATCAACATCGATGACCCCCCAATTGCATGTATTATCATCTCGAATGGGAACACTCCCATAATATGCTTCTCCTTTTAAATGTTGTTTCCAATGATCCGTTGTCATTGAAGAAGGTTCTAACCAATGTTTGAATTCTGCTTTACCTTTAGAATTTTTTTTTCCTGTAGGCTTAGAAACTCCAAAATATGTATTTGAGCCCTGGAAGAGTTCTATAAACTCCTCCAGGGTTTTGTCAAGTAGGTCCATAAACTAGAACGGTGTTTTTGGTGCCTGTTCTTCTTGTTGATGAGATACTCTTACAGCTCCCTTTTTACAGCTTTCGTAAAATTCGTAAGCCATTTTCATAACATCTTCGTTAGGTACTGTACCTTGATGTTCTATTTCCCAACCAAACCATGATCCCTTTGCATTTTTTTCTAATACAGTTTTCATAATGAATAGTTGAGTGAATGGTGCAGGTCTAAAATGACCCTTACCGTTTGCTCTCTTTTGTCTTAGTGCCATCATCATAGAATTCCACTTCTTAGATTTTTTTCTTTGAGTGGATTTCATTGTTACGAGTGCTGTTGAGTTTTTATCCTCTTCGCAAATCATAATGTAGTGTGATGCAGTTTCTTCAATATAATTACCATTAGGTAATCTATCTTTACCATCATCACCTCTAGTGGTTTTAGACATAATATCCGAATCAGCTGGATAAACATTTACGGGTGCGGCTGCACCTTTATCACGATCCTGCCATTCTAGATACTCAAGTTTATAGTAACAAGGTATTACTGATATGCCTTTAGCACCATCATATAATTCATCTGTTACTGTGTTGTAAATCATTCCTGCTTTCGCTTGTGGAATGAATGCACTATCGCCCTGTGTAACTTGTGGTGATAGTTGTCCCAACACCTTAAGAAATGGTAATGCTAAACTTTTTGAGTCTACATTATCAAATCCCGTATCTGCAAATTGTTCAATATTAACATTTGCAATTGCGCCAGTCTTTTTTACGTCTACGTTAGTACCTGTCACTGGTTCTTCTTTCATCTTCACGTTACTCTTTATTGACATTTTTACTCCTTGATTGTTATTTTAGTTTTATTTGCGATGTATACTCCAAACAAATCAAAAGGTAATTTTTTTCCACCTTCAACTTGTTCCCTTACAAAAGCTTTCAAAGTCATGGGCTCCACTTTTTCTTTTTTATTATAAGTAAAGTTATGTTCCTCACAAACTTTAATAAGTTCTGCAACTTGATTGTCCTGCCCTCTGTTAAAAGAAGCAGTAACGGTATTTTTAATCAGATCTTCATAACCGTTATCTCGCAACCAACCAAATGCTTCGTCCACTCTAGACTCAGGAATTTTAGCAGCGTAAAATGGTTTTACTTCTACCTGTGAACCATCACTTAATTTAAGTAATGATACACCTGATTCCTGCATCATTTCAGGAATAACTCTCTCTTCCAAATCTCGAATATCAAATTTGAGTTTGTTAAGTTGTTCTTCCTTATCTTTGAATGTGCGTTGGAGATCTTTGAGTTTTTGACATTTTTCAGAAATTGATTTTACATTTTCTTGACTAATGTCAATGGATGACATTTTTTCTATATCCATATTTTCCTCCTGCACGACTCTTAAATTATCTTCTTGAATTTTGCAAATAAAAAATTATAAATATTTTAGATGTGGAAATACCCTTACAAAACAAAACCCTACGAACATCAACGTAGTGCATTAAATCAATCTGCTAATCAAAAAGAATGGGCATATTTTATGGAAATGGGCACAGGTAAAACAAAAGTAACCATTGATAATTTTGCTTACTTGTATTTTACAAAGAAAATTAAAGCAGTTTTAATTATTGCACCTAAATCTGTATACACTATATGGGAGAATGAGATACAAATTCACTTACCAAATGAAATAAAATATAAAATATATAAGTGGAATATTGATAAACCTAAAGATTACGTGGGTTTAAATAAATCACAAGACTTTAGAATCTTTCTAATTAACGTAGAAGCATTATCAACTAAAAGGGGATTAGATGCTTGTGTAGATTATTTATCTAAAAATACATCAAATTTTGTAGTATTGGATGAATCAACAACCATAAAAAATAGAACAGCAAAAAGATCAAGAAACATTTTAAAATTAAGATCATTGTCCCATATAAGACGTATCCTAACAGGATCACCAATAACAAAATCTCCATTAGATTTATATACACAATGTCAATTTTTAAATCCACAACTTTTAGGGTTTACTAGTTATTTAACTTTTAGAAATAGATATGCAGAAATGGGTGATATTCCTGTTGGCTCAGGTAGGTTTATATCAATACCTAAATACTACAAAAGATTAGATGAATTAGAAGATAAATTAAAAACATTTTCAACTAGAATAAGAAAAGATCAATGTTTAGATTTAAAACCAAAAATAAGGCAAAAAAGATATATTGATTTAGAAGGAGATAATAAAACATTATATGAAAGACTTAGAGTTCACGCATTAGCTATAGTAGAAAACAGCACTATCTCTTTTTCTAATAAACTAACTGAGATAATAAAACTTCATCAAGTATGCAATGGATTTACCAAAAATGATGATGGTGAAATAATGCAATTACATAAACAAAAGTTAAACGCTTTAGAAGAAATAATAGATGAAACTGATGGTAAGATAATTGTTTTTGCTAATTATATTTATAACATAAATGAGATTGTTGCATTTTTGCAACACAAATATGGCAAAAATAGCACAGTAAGTATATATGGTGCTGTAAATGTTGAGGATAGAACTAATGCGGTAAAAAGAATACAAGAGGATAAAAACACAAGATTTATAGTAATTAATCCAACAACTGGGGGTTTTGGTCTAACTCTTACTGCTTGTAATACTGTAATATATTTCTCAAATAATTATAATTTAGAGGTACGAATGCAATCTGAAGATAGAGCCCATAGAATGGGCCAAAAGGGTTCAGTTGTGTATATTGATATTGTGGCTAGAAATACTTTAGATGAGGCCATTATGAAGTCCTTAATCAATAAAGGCAAAATTGCGGCAAAAACTTTGGGAGAAGAAGACCTAAGAAGCTGGTTGTTGTAGTTTGTTAAATTTTTCTAATCTACTCAAAAACTTATCTCCGTATTCCTTCAAATCAGCCTCTGAGAGCTTAAACTCTTGATATTTGAGGTCACGGGTGCAAATAGCTATTACCCCCTGCTCTATGGGGCCGTAATTGGCTGTATGGGCTAAATAATAGGCACCCAATTGATGTTTGTAATCATCAACCCACTCTTCCTTTTTTGGTCTATTAGATTGTTTCCAATCGATAATACTTGGTTTTCCATAGGCTACAGCCGTTAAATCACAAGTTCCAGCGAATTTGTTTTGATATTCAAGACTAACTTCATTACCCCAAACCTCATCAATTTTGATATTGTCCAAAATGGTTTTCGCCATCATCCTTGGTTTTGTTCCTTCGTCCATCATATTGTAATAACCTTGGCCAGTAAGATAATACTCTAAAACTTTATGCATTTCTGTTCCAACTGTTGAGGCCTGATTCATTATTCTATTTGCCTCCTCATTACCAACTCTTCTACGCCAATCATTTAATTGTGTCATATCTTTTGTTGCGGATAATATTGTAGTTACACTTGGAACTTTAATATTATCTACTAAATACTTTCTACCGTTTGTGTCTGAAAATCTATTGTAATGTTTGTATGAATATTTTTTGAGAAGTTTCATGTAGCATTGATACTACATATGATTAGAAAGTACAGCTAAAAGAATTGCACCCATAGCGCATATAATAAATTTTTCCATTCTAGCTATTCTTGCTTCCATTCTATCAATTCTTTCGAATGTTTGTTTTTGCATGTACCTGCAAATTCTTTCATGATGTTCTATTTTTTGTAACGCTGATTTTTTAGCCACGTGTTCTCCTTTGTGCAATTAATTGACTTAAATTGTCATCAGGAAATAAACCTGCAACTTGTTGTTGTGTCACTTGTCCGGTGTTCGGTGGTGTTGGTGCTTGAGGTTGTGGTTGTTGAACAGGATTTTCTAACTCAAGATCTTCTGTTATCAAACCTCTTTCATCACCCTCAATTTGTTTTTCTTGCTCTTCTGTATCAGCTTCATTTATCGTTGCTTGTCTTAGAAATGTTACTGCATCATTATCTATGTCGATATTACCAGATGTACCAGAATAATCTTGCGCAAACATAGTTTCAAAGTTTTCTTTAGGTATTGTGTTCTCATCATAAATAGGATCTGGAACTTTACTATCTAATTGTAATAGTCTATCAGTAATCTCCTCAGGGGTAACATCTTGTGCACGAACTCTTGGTACATCAGAATCGTTTTCATGTAAGTAATTCATTATTCTTGCAAATGCCTCTCGCTTTTGTGTTAGACCTAATCTACCCACTACACTTGGTGTCTGTGCTACATTAGCTATAGTTTGTATATCTCTTCCTTTAAAATATCTTCTACCTATACCAAGAACTCCAGGCACACCATCTCCTAATTTTTTTCCCATAAGTACACTTATTTGTTCTTCAGGATTTAGAGCATCATTCCAAGCTCTCATTGCAACAGGATCAGTAAGTATTTGACCCGCTCTTCTTGCTAATAAAATAAATAAAGCAGGTGCAAAAGGGTTTACTGCTGCAGATCCTCCTAAAACTAATGTACCAGTTAAAGAGTTTAATCCACCTAATTGAAATCTTCTTTGCATAAAGGTAGATGTATCTGCTATTGGTGTATCTGAAACAGCTTTCATATAAGTTATAAATCTTTCAAACTCTTGAGCGTTTTTTCTACCACCTAAAATTGTAATTAATTTTTCTCTTGCAACATCGTCTGTGATGTCACCAATGCCAAGTTTATTTAAAAAAGTATTAATTTGAAAACCAGCTGTATCTCTTGGACTAAATCTAATTTTTGTTGCATCAAATATTCCATCTCCTCTTCTTACTTTATCAATACTAAAATCTAAAACTTCATCTGTTCCGATTCGTTTTTGAACCATAGACTCCATAACATCCACAGTGCCATTTACACCGGCTTTTACAGCAGAATCATTCATTATTTCATCTAACATTTTTTGACCAGCAGGAGATCTTGATGACTCAAAGCTTTTAATAAATGAATTCCACATCCACCTTGCTTTCGATGCATTATATAAAGCTTGTCCTCCACCTTTTGTTATTCCAATCTGTGCACCTGTTTTTTTGGATACAATTCTATCTGCACCTATTATTTGTCTAAATTGTTTAATTGCTGTGCTATCACCGTGTGTAAACACATCGTTTGCAAGATCATTAAAAAATCTTTGTGCTTTTTTTCTTTCTATACCACCAATGCCTGCTAAAGCTTTGTTGGTAAATTTTGTTGCATCGTATTTTCTAAATACACCTGTTATACCTGCACGTTGGTAAAAATTCATTAAAGTAGCAAAAACATCATTAGCTCTATATAATTGATCCTTTAATTTTTCGGATTCTTTTAAAATAAAATTTAAGTCTGCATCAGCTGCAGCTTTACCAGATGTTTTAATTAAATTTTCATAACCCTCTTTAAATAATTCATCTTTCATAAAAGTTTCTTTTGTAATTTTACTACCAAATGCGTTTAAATCATTCTCTAATGCTTCTCTTATTGACCATAGTGTAGGTCTTATGTTTTGATATGTTGTGCCCTCTATAGCTCTATTAAGAGTAGTAATTAATCCTTTATATTCTGTAGGTGTAATAAATTCATCTACGCTGTTTGCATACCTCATAAAATTTGCAAGTGGATCACCTATGTTTGTAAGTTTAGCAATATCTTTAACAGGAAGTGCTCCTAATGCGTCCTCCGCATATGCTCTTAGTTGTGGAAACTGTGCCTTTAAACCCTCTATATATTCTGCAGTTACCTCTTTTAATTTAGTGGTTGGTATCACTCTTGGGTTTCTAATTGTATTTGCTAGAGTTTCAAATCCTCTGTAAGATGAATTAATTAAAGCAGAGTTTGCTTTGAAAGCTTCATCAGCTTGTTTAATGATAGAAGCAGATAAAAGGCCAGTTTTTACTAACGGTCCATAATTTAAAACACTATTGTTTAAATACTCTCTACCTGCTTTTTGTTCTGCACCTTGTAAAGCCTCCTTACCAATTCCTGAAATAAATGGAAATATACCGACAACTTTAAAAAAACTTTTTGAAAAACCACCTAATAAACCTACGTTTTCTCTTGCCGTCATAACCAATGGTAATGGTAAACCTTTTTCTCTTGCTATATTAACTAATTCTTTGGAGTCTGGTGATTTAGCACCAATAGATAATCTAGCAACCTTACCCAATCCCTTAAATATAAATGGAGTAAGTGTTGCAGCCCCTGCATTCCATGCTAATGCCGTAAATGTTGCGTCCATAGCATTTGATAGCATGTTAGTGTTAACTTCTCTTGGGGTTTGATCTTTTAAATCTTGTTGGATCGCGTCCATGGCGTAAACACCTGCTGTTTCATTTAACATATCATACGTTATAGATCCTGCCCCAGCACCAACAGATCCACCTAATACAGACATAATTTCTGTTCTGCCTAGAGGACTGTTTACTATTCTACCTATTGTTGGATCGGCAGCTTTTGCTAAAACTTTTAGAGCACCTCCAAACAATTTAAATCTACCTGGTAATCTATTAGTTAAATTATCAGCCATATTTTTAAATTTATTTGTTCTTGCAAAAAGACCTGTATATTTATTACCTGGTATTTTTGATTTTGCTTCACTAAATATTTTTTTTCTTTGTGTAACATAAGGTGTTATACTTCCAATTAAATCACCTGCTAGTATAGCCTCACTTCTACCATCTAATTTGCTTTGCTCTTGTTGTAGTCTTACACCTATTGGATTTTCTTGTGCTGCTTTTAGAGTTTGCACATCCCTAGTCGCTCCGGCCCTTTCTTGTATAATTTGATCTGTCTTTGGACCTTTTATTAAACCTTTATCAATTGCAGTATCAACTAAATTTCTTTGTCTTTGATTTAATTTTAATGGATCAAAAGTTTTATTTTGAATCGCTGTTTCAATTTCTTTTAAAGTTGCCATTATAATTGTACTCCTTGTAAACCCTCCTCGATTTCCGCAGGAGTGAAATCTTTAAACAACGTTTGTGGAACTGCACCTTGACCAAAAGTTTCAAATTCAGCTAATTTTCTTAATCGTAAAATAGTTGCTTCTAGTCCACCAGCTTCTCTATATAATGATTCTGTTCTTCTAATATCAGATTCAAGTTGTTGACCTATCGCTTTGATAGACGCTTCAACATCCTTAGAAGATCTTCTTAAAGAAAATATGTTAACAATTTCTCTTGCAGCATTAATATCTCTTTGGGTCAATCTATCTTGATCTTTAAAGGTGTTAGCAAGTGCATAAACTAAAGTTGTCTCTTGTACGGCTAATTTTTCTTGCTCTTCTCTACTTAATCCTGAGAATAAACCTCTTTTTTTCAATCTATCTCTAGCTGCTTTAAGTAAGCTATCTTTATCTATTTCTTCTCTAGCTTTTTCTTTTTCTTTGTCACTTAAATCAGATCTTTCAATAGCTTGTAATTCACGTTGATAATATTGATCTAATTTAGATTGAAGTTGAGATTCTGTTAAAGTTGATATATCATCCATTACATTAGCTCCTGCTAATTCTTTAACAACTCCCGTAAATCTTCTTACAAATGTGTCAACAGTTAATGCAGCACCAGCTTTTGGTTTTTCTCCTTGCATATCCTCTTGACCAAGAGTTTTCAAAACATCACGAGTCACAGATAATGCATTATATCTATTACCTAAAATATCTTGTAGATCAAAAAGTCTAGCACCTAAGTCTTTTTGAGACTTAAAGTCCTCAAAAGATCCTAGAACGTTACCATTTGAATCAACAATATTACCTTGTTGTTGAATTGGAATTAAAACTTCTCTGCCGTCTGCTCCTAATCCACCAAATAAATAAGCAGTTCCATCTTTTCCAAAAACACCTCTATAATTTTTCAATACGCCATCTTCGCCTCTTATTTGTATTACACCTCTATCATCTATATCAGGTCTAGCCGCTCCTTGATTAATAAATTCCATGTGCTCTAATGCAGCGTTTAATGATGTTTCTCTTCTTCTAGCTCTTAACTCACCTTCCTTTAATTTAACAGTGACCATATTGTTTACTGCAGGGCCAAGTGCTTGACCAAATACTTCTAAAGCACCTCCAATACCACCTCTTGTAGTTGTACCTGTTAATAATCCAGATGCTAGATTAGATAAAAATATTAATTTTGCTTGTGAACTTTGACCTTTATTTAATTCATCAAAATACTGTCTTGCTAATTTTATGTTTTGATTAAATACTGGATCATCCGATGCACCACCAGTTTGAATTGTGTTCGCTGTAGATTTATTAATATCTTTAGTAGCTGCCTTTTCTATTGTGGTTTTAGGTTGTTTTGGTTGTTCAACCTCTGCAACTGCTACTTTAACTTGATCTCTAGGGTCAGGTAGATTTGGGCCTATCGTATCGCCTTGTATTTTATTTAAATCTGCCTCTCCTGCACCTGCATATTGTTGATCAGCAAGTTGGTCTTGTGGTCCCATATCCTGTAAACTTTTATCTCTTCCTTTAAAACCTGGTCTACCTGCACCTGGATTAGCTTGAGTTGCTATTTTTGTTGTCTCTTTTTTCTTTGGTTTTGGCACAAAATTACCTAACAAATCTTGTTCACTTACATCAGCTTCTCCACCTAATGCTCTTGCTCTATTTAATCTTTTAAATTCAGCTAACTCTGCAGGACTCATAGCTTTGATTCTTTTTCTTTCGTCAATACCGGCTTTTATTCTATTTTGTATTCCATAAAGAGTTCCTAAACCTACCAAAGTAGGAATTGCACCAATTGAGCCTACTGCAAGACCTGGTAATGCTCTCGCTGCTGCTACTGAACCTAAAGTTTGTAATCCAACTCTACCAACATTAAATCCCGGATCCATACCAAAAGCATCAGCAACTTTATCACCTGCTTGAAAACCCACAGAAACTGGTATGCTAAAAGCCTCTTTTAGTAAACGAGCAGATGGTCTTACTGAAAGTCTTTCTAAAAAACTAGGAGGCTTTCTTAAAGCTGGGACTTGTGGTGAAGTTCTTGGTTGCCCTACCATAATCCCAGTATTACTAGTTACAGCAGGTGGTGAGAAAGGCATAGGACCAATAAACCTGCCATCAAAAGCCTTAATAGGTTTTATGTACCCTTTTTTTAGGGCAGCTTTTCTAAATAAAGGTCTGTTTAATACTTTGTTCATAGTGCATCTTAGTTAGGTTGCATTCCTTGGAAAGCTGTGAATGCACCTAAACCAGCTCCAATAGATTGTGCTAATGGACTTGGTTGCGGAGCAGTTGTTGCAGTTATTCCAGATTGCGATTTTGGTCCAGCAGCATAAATGTTAGATAAAAATTCTGCTCGTTGATAAGGTTCAAAAGCCTGTTGTAATTCTGTTTGTCTTTGAGCATCTAAAGCTTGTTGAGCAAGTTGTCTTTGTAATCCACCTGCACCAAGCATTGTTGCAATATCTTGACCGGCCATTGCTTGTTGCACTTGTCCTGCACCTAATAACTGTTGGCCTGCACTTAAACCCACACGTTGCTGATCTTGAGCTGCACCTAATGCACGATCAAAACCTTGTTGTCTAGCCTGCCCTATTTGACCTAATATTCTATTCTGTAATTCAGCTTGTTGAACACCTTCTCTTCCACCACCAAAAGCTCCTGCTCTTACAGCTTGTGCAGCCAATTGATTTTGCATACCAGCACCTTGTCTTAAAATTTCATTCGTTACAAATTGATCGTAAGGATTCATGAACTGTCCTATTTGTTGTTGACCAATAGGTTGCGCTGCCGCTAAAATTTGTCCGATGCCCGATGTTGTTGTACCTGCACCAACTCCTGTTTGTCCAGCAGCCGTTAATGCTTGTTGTTCTAACGCACTAAATGGTGCAACTTGAATATCAGGTAGGTCAACAGGTCTTTGTGCGACCTGTCTTGCTAAATCCATTAATTCAATTTTTCTCTCCTCAATTCCTGGAGCTTCTCTAACAAAAGATGTTGTTGTTGAAGGCGCACCACCACCACTACTTTGTTGTGGTTGTGAGCCACCACCTAAAATATTACTAACAAAACTCATTTAAGATCCTTTACTAATTGTACGTGTTTTTTCTCCCATCCCCATTTTTTTGATACTCTTTCCCAACCAGGTCTAGCCCAAATACACATTCTTTTACAATCATTCTGTTTTGCAAATTTTGTAATTTCTTCTACAAGTTTATCTTCCCATAGTTCTCTTCGAGTTCCAGTACAGATAACTATCTCTAGTTGATTATAATTTGGTAGTTCCCCTATTCTAGTTATTGCAATACCAAACACTTTATTGTGATCATATTCATCATTACCAAACATAATAAACATTTGCATTTGATCTGTTAAAAGCAAATCATAAATGTGTTTTGAATCTGCGTATTGACCAGAATACTTTAAAGCCTCTTTGACCATAAACTCAGCAAGTAACCAATATTTAGCTACTTCAGTTGGTTGCACAGGAACTATACTAACTCTTGGTTTAATTAATCGGGCTGTTTTTTGCATTTTTACCTTCTATAATATCAAAGATTCTTTTAAATCTTTTTTGTTGTTCATAGAAGTATTGGGCACCTTTTTCTCTCATGTCCTTCATACTGTTGGGATTACCTCCAGCTAGGATTCCAGCACCTAATACTCCATCTGCTCTTGTTACAAACTCACCGTCTGCTAATTGAGCTAACATTGTATCTTCGTCCTTATCTCCATTACCTGATCCGTCTTCAACATAACCTGAAGCTCTCACATAATTATTTGCATCATTCTCATCATGACTTACTTTTGATGGTAGATAATTAATACCACCCTGATTAAATTTTGGAATGGTTGCTAAACCACCCTCTTTCAATGTTGTTTTTGCTAAAGCATATGGGCCTAACATCATTTGTCCTGCTGGTTGATTTGCTTCAGGAATAAAAATATCATCATAAGGTTTTTCAACTCCTGTGGTAGGATCGATATAAGAAAACTTAGGTCTTTGTTTTGCAAATTCTGCGTAACCAACATTATATGTTGGAGTGTATATATCTTGTGGTTTTCTATCAAAAGCCCCACTCAAAAATGTAGTTGCGGCTATTGCTGTGCCTAGTTTACCTGGGCTTAATTCCATTTCTCCTGTATCAACTCCATCCTCAAATCTTTTTCTCATTAATAATTTTTGTAAAAAATTAGAAGGACTTGATTGGGTAGTTTGGGCAGTTTGATTTGCTAAAGCTGCTCTATCAGCCGCTGCAATTGCCTCCGCTACACCAGCATCTCCTGTGCCAGCACCTGCTTGCAATACATTAGAAGCTTGTTGTCCTCGCATTACTTGCGGTAACATTTGTGATATACCAGGTATCTGTGTAAAAGGTGTAAATTGATCTGCAGCCGCTTTAAAGCCAGGAACATTTAAAGCTGATCCACCTTGAAGTAAACCTTTGCCTCCATAATAACCTGCTGCAGCTCCAGTTATTCCACCTAATATTCTATTTAAACCTGAAGCTCCCGCTTCCTTATTCCTTTTGTAGCCTTGGTAACCACCGTAAGCAGCCAAAGCGTAAGGTAAGAAATTCAACATTATTTATTTACTCCTTTTAGATCTAAAGAAAGAATAATAGCATTTTACTTGTTTATAATCAACTCATCGTAGAAACGACCCTGATACTGATGTTCACCAACATGTATTATTGAATCATTAACATAAGCGTGACATTTACCACCTATATTGGTCCATAACTGACAGAATGAAAAGTCCTCCCCTAAAAATGTCTTTTCTATTGGGTCATGTGTTGTATCGAAAAAATTCCACATATTAGGTTTATCAACATATTCACCATTTATTATGGTCTTTTGCACTATTTTTTTATCAGGGTATTTTTCAATCATTTTTTCAATAACTGATCTTTTAATTAACATACAGCCTGTTGGAGCATCTGTTACCTCCATTACACCTTTGTTAAGATTAATGTTTTTAGTATCAGGAACTTTCATTGGATATGTGTGTAGAGCTCTTCTAATATCATCTGGTACTTTAATTTTATTCTCTTGCATTTTTTTAAATGCTTTTTCCCACATTAAAGTCTTCAAAGGATAAGGAACTCCAATAACATCTTTATCAGCTTGTAACATTGAAAAGATTGACTTTGCTTGAAAATAAATATCTGAATCAATAAATAATAAATGTGTAGCATCAGACTCTAAAAAACTAGCAACACAAAGATTTCTACCTTGAGTTACTAAAGATGATTTAATAAGTGAAAAGCTTAAACCTATTTTCTTTTTAAAACACTCTTGTTGAAATTCTAATAAAGCCTGTGTGTAGTGCAATGATACATCACTATGAACAGGTGTACCGACCAGTATTTTTTTTGAATATTTAGTTTTTTCTTTTACCGTATTTCCTTCTTTTTTCCATAATGGTTTAATAGCTAAGTCAAAATTTGATTGCACTTCTACTTTTTGTATAGTTTGATAAGTATCTTTATTAATAAATTTATCGTTTGGCATGAATAGCCCCTGTTAAAAAATTAGTCCACTCAGAGCCTTTTCTATCCCAACTATAAAATTTTTTATAAAACTTTTGTTGATCATCTAAATATTTTTGCATATCATCCTCATGCAAATAAACTTTTGAGGCATCTATTGCATGAGCAAAAGACTCAGCTAAAAGTTCATGATTTTTAGTATAGTTGACATATACAGGCCACTCTGAACAAATTTCAGGTAAAGCACCAAAATTGGTCGTAATTACATGTAGGCCCGCAGCTAACGCCTCTAAAGCTGACACACAAAATGTTTCTTCAAATATTGATGGATAAACAAACAAGTCATAATCTGAAATATGCTCTTTGATATATTCATGTGATTTATGACCTATATAATTAACATTAGGTAAAGATGAGGCTTGTTCATATAAAGGTTTAAAAGCTTTTTCATTACCCTCTGCAAACTCACTACCATAAACTTCACATGAGCTATACACGTCTAATGTGATATCTTTGTTTCTTAACATCTGCATTGCTAGTAAAAGCACATTTAATCCTCTCCAAGGTGTGCAATGGTGTATAATTCTAATAGGATCTCCTTTTTTATATACTTTTCTTTTAGGAAAATTATCAGCACCGTTTTTTATTACAACGCTTTTATCTTCTGGTATTTGAAAAAAGTATCTAAACTTTTCATAATTCCAATGTGAGTTAAAAACATACCAATCATACTCATTAAATCTGTCTTTATTTAAAAAAAATTCTTGTAGGTTACCTTGATCATATGAATTTTTCTGCCATAGTATATTTATTTTTTTTGGGTGCCATGGAACTTTACCTGGTATTGAAGTACATATTTGTACTTTATCTAATAAGTCTTTGGCTACGTATTTTTCTAACAGCTCATGTTGTATTTCAGTTGCGCCTCTAGGTTCCATTATTTTTTTGTAAACGCTTCAATATTTACCCTAGTTACTTTTATTTCTAAATCTTGTCTGAAATCATCAATGGTAGTATCAGTATTTGGATCAGCAACATCAGCATCAAATTCTGCCTTGTTTGCATAAACTTTACCTGTTCTTTTATGTTTAATAATTTCTTTAGCTTCAGCGGGTATTTTAGGTAAATCTGTCATCTTCTTCCTTGTCCGTTGTATTTCTTATACGATCTTTTTTCTGACTTTGAAAGTCTTTTTTTATGTCTTCCTGGTCTTTTACGAGGCTTTTGATGATGGTATATGTTAACACCAAATAAAGGTTTTTTCTTAGCCATTTTCCTGAGATCTATCTATTTGTGCATAACTTATTATACCCTGTAATTCATCGGCTGTTCCAGCTGTCATTTTTAAAACATCGCTCTCCTCTAAGACTAAAGTTTGACTTATGATGTTCACAGTTGTTGTTGCAGGAATCGGATTACCGTGTATTCTAAATGTTGATGAAGCTGAAGAATCAGTTACTTGCACAGATAAATTAACAGGGCTACCTGATGTATTATCTATTTGAATTTGTTTAACTAAACATCTAGCTCCAGATGGTGAGGTAAGAACAGAAGTTGTTCCAGTGCTTGATAAATTTATTCCTGCGTTTTTATATTGAATTGTCATGATAAAAAATAATTAAATGTGTCTTGTTCATTTTTAAGTTCTTGTTGATAAGATGTGTTTAACTTATCTTGCATTGTTCGTAAAGACTGATTTATTTGTCTTTGATTCTCTTCTGTATATTGAGTAGATGGCTCAGGTATAACAATAT